AATCTCTGTAATAGACTGCGTGGCACTTAATTGCTCGTGAAAGGCTGTTACACCTGCACCTACAATCTCTGTACCTGTCACACCTGCGTTTGTAGCTGTACCAGATGTTGCACTTAAAGCTAGGTTACCTGCAAGTGTTTGACCTGCTGCTGTAGTAATCCCAATTAACGCTCTGTGTACAAATATCTTTGATGGTGTCACCAGATCGTCAGGAGCATCTACGTTTAATGTTCCTAACTCTACAAGACAGTCACCGTCTGCATATGCTGTTGCAGCAGCGTTTGTGCTTGCAAGAGTTCCTGCGAAAGACTGTATCTTTCTTGTACCCATAGAAATGAGTTGACCTGTTGAGTTTACAGAAAAACCTGTTTCTGTAATTGCACCTGTGGTGCTACTTTTATTGATTGTTTTAAATCCACCAGTTGTTCTGATAGGACCTGAAAATGTTGAATTGCCCATGTGTATCTCCTTGTTTTGGCAAATGTCAGCTTACGCTGTCAAGGTAATAATGTGTGGGGGTGAAGAAGGATTAGAAAAACACCCCCACATAGCTAGTTAAGCAGCTCCTGTTGAACCGTAAATTCCAAGTGGATCAGATACACCGAAAGAGTATCTCTCTCTCGCCTTGTATCTTACGTTTCCAGTGTTGAAATCACCGTCCATGCCAGTCGCCATAGGAGTTCTAACGAAATGTTTCATTCCGTTTGGAACATCTGTGATGATGAAGAAAGCATCATTGTCTGTTAGATAATGGTTAACAGCAAAGCCCTCTGGGATAGACCCATTAGACTTGATAGCGTTAATGTCATTATCAGCAGTTCCTGTTCTGAAATCTGTTTGTAGCAATCTTGTTGCTGTAAACATCAATGCAGGGGGAACAATCAGCTTCCTTGGTCTTGCTGCAATCAATAGACCTCTTTCATCCACAAACGCTGCAATGTCGATCACTGCTTGTTCGAGAGATGTTTCGTTAAGGTCTGCTGCTACTGATGGTTGGTTTCTGTTATTACCACCTGCCACGGTTCCGTGGGAGGCACTAAATAAAAACGCTCCATCACCAGAAGTGAATGTATCAAAACCAGTGTTTAGAAGTGACGCTGCTTTTGTTTGCTTGGTATACGCCATAGCTCTAGCAAGAGCCTTTGTATAACGTGCCGATAGGCTGTCATACAAATTGTCTTCCATAGCTTCCTCTGTAATAGAGAAACCCATAGCCACTGTCTCGTGATTAAAACGAGCAGTGAAGGACTCTTGTGCTACATCGTAAGAGATAGATGCACCTTCCTGTTTAACAGGAGCTGCACCGAACCCACTTAGCTTTACTTCTTCCTCAAAACTTCTATCGGAGTTTTCAGTTTCGTAAATATCAGCGTGTTCATTCTCATAACCGTCATACTCTAGTCCAAACAGTGCGTTTAAACCTGGGAGTAACTCTTTTAAGAGATTTGCTCTACTCATAACAGCCATGATTAGCCTCCTCCTGGTGCGTTGCCAGAAACAACACCTACACCTAGTTGATGTCCTGTGTTGAACTTACAAAGCATTATTGGGAATGATGTTCCTCTTTCGTCACCATCGTGACCTCCAAGAAAATCAACAATCCTTACTGGTAAGGCTGCGGTAACTGCTGTTGTGCTAATATCAATACTAACACGAGACATACCAAACGTAGCACTTGATGCTGTTTGCTCTAACTCTACGTTAGCACCAAGATCATCATCAGTTACTGCACCGTCTGCTTGTACAGCAAACAGAATGTTTGGATCATCAGCAACGTAAGCCATACCACTGGTATGTGCTGCACCTGACCATTGTTGTGAAAATGTAAGTTGCTTAGTGCTTACATCTATATAACGACAACCAAGAAAGATACCAATGGGCGTTGCTGCACTTGTACCTGTATCTTTGGCTATCGTGGTTGTGGCTCCATCGTCATTTAGCTTGACGACATCACCGTAACAAATCCTTGTAGATTGAGATGATAGGATAGGATACTGACGAAAACCACCAGTGTATTCGCCACCTAATGTTCCTACTGGTCTTAACCCAAAAGGAGCAGATATGCTAGACATATGTCTACCTCCATTAAGTTGTTCGAGTGCTTCTTTCTGGTTTCAGAATTGGCATTCGAGGATCATTGTTACGCAAGTAAGAGTTGTCCACAGATTCCATTTGCCTATTAGCCATGTCTTTGTGGGCTTGTCTACGAGCTTTTACTTTTTCGGTTGCTATGCTACAGAGTAGCTGACCACCAATTTCAATATTGTCTTTCCAACGAGAATCGATGTCAGACATAACGTGATTTAATTCAGGATGATCTTTAGCTAATACAGGTGTCCAACCTTCACGAAACCTTGCAGATACATTAGGGTTATCTGATTGACCCATTATTGCTGTTCGTATGTAGCGAAACTCAACTCCTGGTATGGGGTTGGGCATCGGTAGCAATGTAGGTCTTTCCCAAGTCTTTTTGCGAAATTCCATTTCGCGTGTTTCGTTGTCTCTTTGTTGTCTGTCAGCCATTTACTTGATCCTTCATTAGTTGCGCTGCATATTGCTCTTTAGTGAGTCCCAAGCGTCTAGCGAGGTTCACTTGGGTTGAGGTCAGTCGCACTGTGCGTGGTTTTTTTGCACTCCGTTTAGTGGGGGCAACCACGTTGCCAGTTTGACTTTGTTGCGTTTCCTCATCTTCATTAACATCGTCAAACTTGTCTGGAAAAACTTTTCGCATCTCCGTATCTATCTCTTTATAATACTCTTCGCTGTCTCCGACAACACCTTTTTTTACCAACTCCTCATGAATACCAAAAGCATACGAAGTCATTCGGCTATCTTTGTTAAACCATGTGTTGTCATTTGCCCAGTCCAAGGCTCTCTGACTTACCTGTGGTTTCTGGGGTTGCTGAGGTATTGGCTTAGTTTGTTCTACCCTTGGCTCAGGTTGTTTTGGTGGAGTATAAGTGTCAACACGATATTTTTCGTTTTGTATCCTAGCTAACTCAGAAGACGCATCAGCAAGTTTATCTGGATCGCCTGATTCGTAAGCATCTTTATAGTCTATCTTAGCTTTTTCAAGCTGTGCATCCACTCTGCCTTTAGCTTGATTTATTAAAACGCTCTCACCATCGGATAAACTTTTACGAAGATCATCGTTTTCTTTCTGAAGTTTCTTAGCGTAGGTAAGTGCCTCTTCTCGTAAACGAGAGGCTTCTTCTTTGGCTCTACGCTCTTCATGATACTCATACTTTAGTTCCTTGATGCGCTTTTGAACCTTATCGCTATAGTTTTTGGCTTCGTCTTCTTCGCCTTCCACTTTAGGTTGATTATCTTCTTTTCTCTTTGGAACTCTATCTTCCTCAGGTCTGTCATCAACAATCTCAACTTCAAAGGAAGTATCATCCTGTTTTTTTGTTTCCACAGGCTTGTCTTCACCAAAGTCTAAATCCTGTTGATTATCCTGATCTTCTATTTTTTCTGCTGCTTCACTCATATCCTTTTATATCCTCTTGGATCATCGACAACGGCTTCAACCGTATCGTCATTGATTAATCTAAATTCCTGTGAATGTATTTTAAATCGAGTGCCTGAATATGATCGAAAAATCACAAAGTCACCCTCTTTGCACCACGGTCCTGTTGGAAATTTTTTTTCGTCCTTATAGGCATCTGGACCCATGCTTACAACAAAACCTATGATCGATGCTATACCTTCAGCATCTCTCAATGAATCAGGCATATACACGCCACCTTCGGTTTTCTCGTCTACTTCAACTGGGGATATTAAAAGTCTGTAGCCTTTTGGTTCAGGCATTTTGGAAGCAATTTTATCGTCAGTTTCCTTCTTTACAGCTTGATACATTTTAACCTCATGCAGTGATTTAGGCTCACAGTTGCCTTGCGTTTAAATACGTTAAGATTATTTAATCCTCAATAGCTTTTTTTTGCAAGTCTAAAATTTCTTGCTCTACTTTGAGTAATCCTCTGTATTCACCAACCATTGAAGTGTATTCATCGAAGGTTTTTGCCCCTCCCATACATAAATGTTCCTGTATTTGGGTCTTTTGATCACCTATTCTCTTAATAATCAGGGTATATTCGTTATTCATCGGCTGTTAAGTCTTTTGCGAGACTTAATCCTATGTCTACACCTTCTTTTATGGCTTTTTTCTCCGCTTTATCAGCCTCCGTAGCCACCTGAACACCTAATTTAGCCCCCTGTATCTTCTCATTTGACTTGGTTTTCTGTACATCAGTCTGTAATTTAGCGATATCAAGCTGTTTCTTGTGTTCAAACTCAGCTTCTTTCAAGGCTAACTCTCTTTGCTGTATAATTGTTAGTGGGTCTTGCTGTTTTTTCATCGCTTCAGCCTGTGCCATCTCTGCCTGACCTTTTTGCAACACTTTAGCTGCAGCCTCTGCCGTTAGTTTTGATAATTCTTCCTCTACATCCTCTGGTAAAGGCTTATCTTCGTCTGGCATCTCCACACCTAGCTGCTTTTCTATCTCTTTTCTATACTGAAATGCAACGTGTTCAGTAATATGAGCTGACAAGGCATTCTGGATAGCAGACGCAAAGGGCGATTGACCAATGATTTGCTGTATTTTTGGGTCTTGAGCAGCAGCAGTATGTACAGCAATGTGGGCTTCATGGTCTTGATACTTGAACGCCTTGACAGGTTCTTGCTTCATGATCGCCATGTTTTCTGTTACTGGATCATTCGGCTTTATATCGTCTGGTAGTTTGATGATATCGGCTGCATCTTTTATTCCCAACACTTCGAGCATCTGTCGATGCAGTTTACCCATATCGTATAGCTGTGGTGCTTGTTGGGCTAACTGTAGTGCTGCCTGATATTGTGTTACTCGTTGCGCCATTGTAGAGGCATTCGGATCGGATACTGGGATAACATCCACTCGTCCATCAAAGTCTTCTGTTCGTGAGAAGCTACCCTCTTCTGTTTCATAAGCATACTCTGGAGGCATGAAGTCATGGATACACTTGGCTAATATACGAAGTTCTTTTTTCAAAGAGGCGTGTAGTCGTGCTTGCACCCCAGACATAACTTTCATGGATCGCTCTAACAAGGCTAGTGTTGTACCAACAGGAGCCTGTGGGTTCATGTTGCCCACTTGCACATCAGCAACGGAGCCTATTCGTCTGCCTTCTTCCACAATATTTCCCAACAACTGGTATAATACTGAGGATGGTTCTTTATAAGGTATAAACGTAATGGAATCTCGTATCGCACCACCAGGGACATCGACATCCCTGAACTCAC